AAATTTTGTTTCTGTAGACACTGATGGTAAACTACTAGCAAGAAACTCATCATCTAGTGCAACTGTCGTTCTTGCAGCTAATTTTAATGGCACAGATAATTTTACTGTTGCAGCAAACGGAACAATCACTTCTAATAGTGGTTTAGCGGCTACTAGTGTAAACCTTCAAAATTCTACCACTGCTTCCTGGTTCCAGACTGGAACTAGTTTAGGTGGATCAGATTATGTTTGGGCAGTTAAAAATTCATCAACAAATACTTGGCACGGTGGTTTAAAAACATCCAGTGATCTTTACTTGGGTGGAGATATAACTAGTGATCCTAAAATTCTACTCAATGGTAGTAATGGTTCTGCTTCGTTTGATGAAACCGTAACTATTGGTAGTGGATCTGCAGCTCCTGATGACTATGGTTTGATTGCTTATGCAAATACAGATACTTTGTCCAATAAATCTGCTGTATATGCTAGAAATCTTGGTGGTGGTCGTAATTTTACTGGCGATAATGCTTCTGGTTCCACCACATTTGAAGTATTTGATTCTGGTAGAACTGTTTTAACCACCAGTCTAGGAGACAAGCAACTTCAACTTATTGGAACTGAAGCAGATCTATGGTTAACTAGTACAGGAGGTAGTAGTACAACTTGGAGGATACTTGGGTCTACTGGTGGTTCCACTCATCAGTTTAGAATATATGACAACACCAATAGTGCTGATAGATTAACGATTAGTTCTGTTGGTAGAGTTAGACTACCAGGAGTTCCTGGTGTTGCTGGTAGTAATCTAGCTAACCTTCAGATTGAGGCTGATGGTAATTTATGTACCACAACTTCTATCCGCGCAGCAAAGACAAATATATCTCCACTAGCAGATACTTCATGGTTGTTTGATCTGAACCCAGTAACATTTAACTGGAGAACGAAGACAGAGAACGAGGATGGAACACTTACTTGGGGTGAAGAAGCAGATGGTGGTACTCAGTATGGACTTATTGCTGAGGAAGTAGAAGAAGTTAAAGATGATTTCTGTTACTACAATAATGATGGTGAGTTATCTGGTGTGCATTACGATAGACTAGTTGCTCCTTTACTTAAGGTAGTACAGCAACAGAAGGAAAAAATTGAAGCACTTGAAGCAAGATTAGATGCTGCTGGTTTGTGATAAATACTATTTTAGCATGAATTTACCATGGATCCAGCAAAACTGAGAACTGAGTTTCAAAAACAAATTGCAGATGCAGAACTGAGACTCAAGAAGGCAGAAGAGGAAGTTGCCTCTATCAAGGAGTATAAACTCAAACTGCAAGGCGGTCTTGAAACATTAGATTTACTTGAGTCACCCGAACCTCCTGAGGTTGACAAACCTGCTAAATCTAAGTAAACTAACTCTGTCAAGGGTTCAAAGATAAATAGTAGAGCTTTATAAGATATAACTGATGGCAGCGATACCTGTAAATATTGTAGTTGATCGTCATGCCAACTTTGATGTGACTTTCTTCATTACAAATAAGGATGGCACTCCATTGAACATGGTGGGTTATACTGGAGAAGCTCATTTCAAGAAGAGTTATAGTGCTACATCTAGCGTCCAAGTTCCCCTAGTGTTTGTGAACAGAACATCAGGTGAAATTGGTATCTCTATGACTGGCGCTGAAACGGGAGTGCTTGACCGTAGAAGATATGTCTATGACATTCTTCTAGAATCACCCCAAGGATATAAAACGAGAGTCATTGAGGGCATTGTAGAAGTCAATCCTGGAGTATCCTCCTGATGGCAGAGTATAATGTAAGAGTTGGTACAAATACACATCGTGTTGCTCTGAGAGAAAATCCTCAGTACAACCTGGATGTTAACTACCAGATTCCAACAAAGTCAACACAGTTCACCAATCTGATTCTGGATGATATTTCAGCATCGTTTGATTGTGTGAGTAGTCCTGCTGTTGATACATTCAACCTCTCTGTTAATGGTGAGGCATACTACCCGATTAATGAACAGCAACTCATTATCTCTATTAATGATGTTGTTCTAAAACCTGCGGTTGATTATATTGTTTCTAACAATCAAATTGTCTTTTCATCCGCTCCATGCGCTGGTAATAAATTTTCTGGTGTTGCATTAGTAACTACCGCAGATTTAACCAGAACACTTAACTTCGTAATTGACTCTGGATCGTTCCCTATGGCGACTGGTCCGAAAGGAGATATGACCCTAGATGTTACGGGCACAATTGAGTCGTGGACTATCTTTTCAGAGACTCCTGGCAATATTGAGATGGACATTCTGAAAGCATCATTTGCTGACTTTCCTAATTTCACATCTATCTGTGGCACAGAACTTCCTACTCTAGGTGTTATAAATCAATTACAGGAGGACAAGAAAAAGGATGACAACCTCTCCACATGGAATACCACTATCGATGCTGGAGACATCCTAAGGTTCGTTGTGAACTATGTTCACGACATAACTAAAGTCACTGTATCCCTTAGGATCAAATTATAAATAATCAGTGGTATAAATAATCATACAGATAGCAACGTAATCGACAGAGGACACACATGGCACTCTTAGTAACCGACAACGGCGAAATTGATTCTCTAAGAAATCTGCTTAACTATTCGCAGAACATTCCTAGGAATCTAATTCTAAAACTGTTTAGCACAGACACATATCCTGCAGAGAGTGACACTCCCTCTCAGACTAGATATTTTGAACCATATACCGATAACAACACGATCGGTTACGGTTCTGGTCCTACTACTGGATATCCTCAGGTCATTAACAACAGAACTGACCAGGACTATGTTCAGCAGTATGGTATCCTTTTGAATGGTAACCGTTGGACCATTGAAACTGAACCATCTGCAGTTACTACCGTCAATGGTGATGGTGTCTCTGGCGAATACCTGATTACTGTTGCTAGCAATACTGGTATTAAGAAGGGCGATTATGTCACTGGTGGTTCTGTCGGAACTGGTGCATATGTTGTCGATATCGACGGCACAACCCTCAACCTGAGTGTCAAAAACAGCGGTAACTTCACTGCACAACCTCTTGCTTTCGGTAAGGGTAGAACAACTGCTTCTTATCCTGAGCAGACTTTCACCTTTGATGGTCCTGCAGGTAACATCTACGGTTACTATCTGTCCCGTGCCAACAACATGCCTACCACTATTCACGGTGTGGCAGACGCAGCAACTATTGCTGCTGGTACTCAGATTTCTAAGTCTGGTGTCAGAGGAACCATTGGTAACAACTATCTAACTCTTGCTGCTGTATCTGCAGTTACTGCTGCTACTGGTACTGCTGGTGAGTTCGAGATCAGCGTTGCTTCCACTACTGGCGTTGTTGTTAACCAGCGCGTAACTGGAACTAACATTGCTCTTAACGCTCGCGTTGCTGGTATCGTTGGTACTACTGTATACCTAGACAAGCCTAACGCTGGTGCAGTTTCTGGTAATGCTACATTCAAGGCGAATGTTGCTGAAGATCTAGCACTCGGCATGAGAGTTTCTCAGAGTTCTACTCCAAACGGTATTGATGCTAACACCATCATCACTGGTATTGACTTCGAGACAGAAGACACTGATGGAACTGTAACAGTTTACTTGAACAACCTACTGATTGAAAACATTCAGGCATCTAACGGTAACGACACTGTTCTCTTTGACTACAGCAAAGTTACTGCAACTGGTCATGGTCTAGTTGTTGGTGATGCAGTCTACATCGATCAGGGTACTGGTAACAGCACAACTACTGCTGGTACATACATTGTTCACACTGTACCTGATGCAAATACTTTCACCACTACCAAAGCAATTGATGGTACTGGTGCAGCGACTCTCTATGATGCGATCTTCTTCGCTGAGAGATTCACAAATGGTCCATACGCGATTCAAAACGCTGGTGACCAAATCAAAGTCACACTGAATGTCAGCCTCGACTGATTGATTCATTTGAACTCTTTATTATGTTGGGGGATTGCAAGAGCGGTCCCCTTTTTTATTAATGAGGAGGTCGAACCTTAATGTCAACGGTATACGAATATAAAACTGGACAGTTTGTATCGTACCCTATCGATTCTTATGCGAACGATGGGGTGGATTCGTATGCCAATGAAGTAATCGAGAGATTTGGTTACGACGACCCTTCTCTACCTGGAAAATTACACAATGTAATTTTTAGATTTAATAATAAGGATTTAAGAACATATTCATGGAATCCTTCGTCTATTGAACCGTTCATTGAGATTGACTACGGTTTAAATTCGTTGGCATTGACACCAACTGCTTTTGTTGATGGTGGGTCCGTTAGAGACACCGAAGCAGTTGAAGTGGATGATTGGGGAAGAATCATCTACGCAGATACTAACTTCCCATTCGGAACACTTAGACCTGTCAGTAATACAACTTGGACAGTTGTACATGCATGGGTTGGTACAGGTACTGTATTTGAAAGAGGCGATACTTACTATCGTCTGGTTGCTCCCTGGATCGTTACTGGTACACTGCATGTTACTGGTAACACCGTTACGCACTGGGTGCCAAGCATCAAGACCGATGGTCTCTTTGGCATCCAGTCGCTTACGGATATTGCATTCTCCAAGCAAGAACTTGGAAGTGGAAATCTATTCAATATTGGTAATGGATTCTCCCTTCGTAGCAGAGCATACGAAACGCAAGGAGTTATTGAAGTTAGTGGAGATGCAGATGTTGCATTCCAGCCTAACTGGGTCGGTAGTGGTACTGTCGAAGTTGATGGTTCTGCACCTATACTTAGAACCTTCGGATACGAAGCTTCTGGAACTCTACCAGCACTCAACAGTAAGGACGAAAGAAGAACTTATTCGTACAACACATCTTCTGTTGTACCATTCGGGTATCTGGATTTTGGAACTGTTCCACTCCAGACATACCAGCATATTACAAGCAACCAGACACTATCGGGAGTCAGTTCTGAGTCGATAGTTCTGGTTGATCCTGGTGTAACAGCGAGTGTTTCACCACAGTATCAAGTTGCACTGCCTACTGGTACTCCACAAAATACAATTGAATACGCTCCTGTTTCTATTGGTAAGACTACCAATGAGGATTGGGGATTCATTAATGTTACTGGAACTAAGTTCCCATTCGGTGTCAGTAGACTTAAGTCTGAGACACTCATCAACTTCGTTCCTAATTATGTTGTTCAGGGTGACATCTCTGTATTTGGTGTTGCGATTGCTAAAACCAATCCAATCTGGAAAGGATTTATCATCAACAGAGTTAGTGGTGCTGCAATCACTAACTTCAGTCTCCTACATCCTGGTTCTGGTAACCTATTCAGTATTGGTGGCGGCGAAGAAACCAGGGCATATGCATACGCAGGTTCTGGAGACCTATTCAACTTCGTCTCCACAGAAGAGAGAGTTGCTACTGATTATGTTGGATCTGGTGGTATTGAATTCAGCAATGCTGCAAATGTCAGTTTCGCACCTAACTGGATCTCTGAAGGTGTCATAGATGTAACAGGTGCTGTATCTGACATCAAGAGAACATTTGCTCAGGATGAAGTTGGTAATCTATTCGTCTTTACTGGTGATGCATATCACGAAAGACGCACTTACGATTACAACGATTCTTCTATCTCGTTCTTCAGATACGAGAACTTTGGATTCATTCCATCCAGTGCATCTGTACAGACTATTTCTGGTCCTCAGACTATATCGGGAGAGTCTACAGATCCAGTTGTAAGAATCGAGAATACTGTAACGGTCAACCCAACATTCAAGCTTGTCTTGAATGCAAATACTGTTCCAACTGCAGTATACGATCACGGTACTATTACCGAAGGTTACTCTGGAAACATCGACTGGGGATTCATCAGTCAGACAGTTACCAACTATCCATTCGGTAAGTTCCTCTACAACGGTGCTGCTAAAACTAACTTCTCCCTCAGACATATTGGTGATGGTGAAGCTGTACTTAGTGGTGAGGGCAGAGCAAGAGTTAACCCACAATGGGTTGCTGAGATTCAAATCGAAGTTGTTGGTGGTGAGGAGTACAGTCTCACTAAGACTTATGTTGGACGCGGTGATCTGTTCAACTTTGTATCTACAACAGATAGCAGAACATTTGCATACGAAGGCGAAGGTCAGATCTTTGCAATCAATGGTGCTGCAGAATCTGCAACCTTCAGCGAACTCAAGGACGGTCTATTCGAGTTTGTTGGTGCTGCTCATGTATCCTTCTCTCCCAACTGGATTGTCGAGGGATCGATCAAAGTCGATGGCACACCATCTTCTGTTCTCAGAACATTTGCTCAGAACGAAGTCAGCAATCTGTTTGTATTCGAGGGAGATGCTTATCACGAGCGTCGTACCTACAGCTACAACGATTCTTCTATTGGGTTCTTCGATTACGAGAACTTCGGATTCCTTCCATCTACAGCGTCGATTGGAAGTATTACAAGTCCAACTATTCTCTCTGGATCTTCTTCGGATCCAGTTATCAGAATCGAGAATGGTGTCACTGCGGTAGTAGATCCTCAGTATCAAATTATTCTAACTGCAAATGCAGTTCCAACAGTAACTCTAGATCATGGATTTATTACTGTTGGTCATTCTGGTACGATCGACTGGGGATTCATTACTCAGACTGTTACAAACTATCCGTTTGGCAAGTTCCTACTCAACAGTGCAACTCGTACCAACTTCTCCCTCAGACATATTGGTTCTGGTGGACTCAAGATATTTGTCGATGGTCGCGCAAGAGTCAATCCTCAGTGGGTTGCAGAGATCCAGATCGAACTCAAGGGTACTGCACACAGCAGTCTTTCCAAAGTCT